TGGTCTGTCTGTGAGCGAGCGCGACATTTGTCCCCTTTCATCTAGTCTTTCTATATCCCTCCCCTCCACCCCATTATTATACCATGCCAATCAGGAAAAGTCAAGCAAAATCTTAAAAAAATTTTTTGAAAAAACTTTCGCAATTGCTTGACAAAACCCATTTCGCCTTATATAATAATACACATGAAAAACGAAAAAACAATCGAAAAGGTCAAAAGACCAAACAAGAAAGTTTTATTACGCGAGATTGCTGACATGACTGGAAAAAGCATCAGAGAGCTTGACAGCTTAGGCAGAAGCAACATCAGCACAATCGAATGGGTAAAAGAACTTGTGTCCTAATTTCTGAAGTGTAAGCGACTTTATTACTCAACGCTAGACATCTGTCCCTATTGGCACGGGACGGCTGTCCGCTTTTGCGCGCCGATTATACCACACCTATCTTAGCTTGTCAATACCTGCGTGAAAAATAATTCATCTTTTTCTGTTAACAGGTCTACTTGCGCGAACCCCCGAAAACCCCATAGAATCAACACTTTATGCACCGGCTGCGCCAAAAAGTGCAAAATTGAAGTATAAAAGTGACGCAATCGCGCGCGAGCTAGTATAAATGTGATATACTAAGTCTAATTTATAGTATATCATACTTTTAAAGACTTGTCCAGACTTTTGCTGACTTGCGCCGACTTTTTTAAGGCTTTGCTACGGTTTCGCGTCCGGCCCCCGAGAATTCCTTTGCGTAAGTTTATTAATATTTCTTTTGCATTTGCTTGACACTACATGAATAGCTTGATATAATATATACATAATTTGAAGTGAGGAAACCACCGAACACAAAGAGCGACCCACGGGTCGAGAGAGTAGAAGTGATTCGCTGTAGGAATTGAAGCTATACGGCAAAGATTCAAAAAAATGTTGGCAGTCTTCCCCGAACTCGCTTTAAATTATACTTGACAAGACAATGTCAGCGTGATATAATATTAAGTATGAAACAGAAAAGATTACCGAAAAAAATGACTGCCGAGATGAAACTTGTAATAGTAAATCTGATAGCCATTGGAGTAGGAGTAGCAATACTGATATGGGACACATGGTTAAGGTGAGCTTAAAAAAGATTAAGAAATTACTTGACAAAACCTTAAACGCAGTATATAATATAAAGTATAAATTAAATATTAAAACAGGAGTAGAAATGGCATCAGCTAAAAATTACACAGATGAAATGGTCAGCACAATGACCGAACAATACCAAGCTAATCCGACAAGGGAAACTGTTGACGCACTAGCAAGAGAATTTGGCAAAACTACAAGAAGTATTATTGCTAAGTTATCAAGAGAAGGCGTATATGTTGCTCAACCAAGAACAACAAAAACAGGCGAACCTATCGTTAGCAAAAATGAGATTGTCAATGACATTGCTAGCCTTCTACAAGTTGAAGTTGATGACATCGCTTCTCTTGAGAAAGCAACAAAGATTGACCTCAAAAACTTAGTGACCAGACTCGAAGCAGTCGTTCAGTAAGAAAGTGATGAGGTAGTGTTAAAACTACCTCGCCACAGTCAAGATAACCTCGTTAAAAATAGTTCTTGACAAAAGGTTATTAGCGAGATATAATATATCTTATAAAATAAAAAAAGAACAGTAGTGAAACTACGCAGACAATGACCAACATTGCGTAGTTTGAAAGTGGTAAACCTACTCTAGCTATGAAAAATACCCTATCACATAGCAGATAGTGCACTTTGGGAAAGTGGAGGGATTTAACTACTGAGCTCAAGAAAGTGAAAAATAGTTCTTGACAAAAGGTTAAAAGCTTGATATAATATACATATCAAAAACAAAAAAACAAGAGGATTTCTGACTCGCCAAGCAAGTAGTAATCTGAGCATTAGCCAGCATCACTACAGCGAGAGTCAGAAACCACGAGAGGCATCTCATTAAATATCGCCGTATGCTCTTTCAATGATTAGAGGTAGCGTTATCAGAATGAATCATTCGATAGTTGTCGGTTGCTAGTAGTTAACAGATTCACGGAAGAAAATGGAACTAGCCGTTTTAACTCAAACGATAAGGAGTAAGTGCAATACTACAGCAGTAAGTGTGTAAGTGCGTAGTCTCAACCGATTCGGTAGCAGACATAAGAAGACCTTCTCACGAGGGCAAAGCCGACCAGTTAGACTGTAGTTCCCACTTCTCGAGCACTTTGTTGAAAGTATAAAACCTACGGGATTACGCAGTATTACAGTAGTAAAACAGTAAATCTTCGCGTGATTGACACCAGATACAGCGAAAATATCAGGGAGTGTTTAGTAGCAAAACGCTTCGGTCATCAAGTCCTACAGATGTAGGAATCGACAGGTAAATAAGAGTGGCTCCTAGAGCAACACGACACCTACCTCTAGTGTAAAAGTGATGATTGTAAATAGACGCTATAGTAGACAAATGACTTCTCGAACATCATTTGAAGTTTGCTAGAGTTCTTTACCAAACTAGCACTATTCAACCTAGCATAATAGGTGTGGGTTTATAGGACGCTATTGTAATATAATGCCGACCCACTATGCGACATAGGAGTAAACTTTCTAACTGTGCAAACAGATTAAGTTTGAAGGCGACTCTTCGGGGTCGTCTTTTTTTGTCTCAAAAGCTCTTATCTCAAAATTTTAAGGTTAGATTAAAATAGTTCTTGACAAACAACTTAACGCTTGATATAATATATAGTATAAAAAGGAGAAAAAATGGATATATGGACAATGCTTAAACAAATTGAGAAGTCTGGAGACTGCTTAATTTATGGAGTGCTAGAGATACAAGGTGTAGCAGAAGATTTATCTGGCTGGCCTGAGTTCGATAGTAGTGAACCACTGAGCCACTTATATCTCATGGATTCACAGGACATACCAAAGCAACTTATGTTAGATGCCTTTCAAGTAGCATACAATAATACAAGTTGCGAGTATGACTCTTACAACAATATGCTAGAAGCAGTTGGGGAGTATATAGTAGAAGAATTAAAAAAGAAGCAGTGCGTATGTGGAACAATAGATTGTGAAGATGCATATGGCTGTGTAACACACGGAGTATAAGAATGGTAGACAAGAAAACTGAGAAAGCAATCAAAGGCGACCAAAGTGGGAAAGTCTTTCCATTCCCAACTCTCGATAGAGTAGCGTTCTATAGAGAACACTTACAAAGAAGTATGCGTTCTACATTAGAGTTATACTCTGAATATGTAAACATACAGGATAGGCTAGTATCAGAAGTAATAGAGTGCGAAAACTGTATGCTAGAATTAGTAGAAGAAATAGGCAGACTTGAAAAAGTCTTAAATCAAACGGCAATACATCAAAAGGAGGTGCACGATGCCAGCAAAATTTAAACCAAGTGAAAAAATATACAAGCGAGGAGTTCCTGCTAGTAAACAAAAAACTAGGCATTACTACCTGCACAACACACCAAAGCAAGAGTTATTTGATTATATCAATAAACATAATGCTAAACCAAAGATTAGACAAAAGTGCTTAAACGAGTTAGTTCGTAGAGGTATCAAAGTAGTCTGGGAGGTGCAAGATGGCAGTTAGAAGTAGATGGCAACAAGCACATACCTCGCACAAGAAGAAAACGGCACAAGGCGATTCTCATGGACGAATCAGCTTAAACATGAACAAAAATAAAAAGCGTTCATTTAAAAAATACAGGGGGCAAGGCAGATGAGAATAGTATATCTTCCCCAGACCGAGTATAAAAACTACCAACGCAAAGTAGCAAAACTTAAGCAAAAGGGCATTAATTTAGACATAGTAGTAGCACAACCAAAGAAAAGAAAGGTAAAGCTAACTGTAAACACTGAATACGATTGGCAGGAGTTAGACAGACTATGCGAGAGTTAATCAAAAAAATTAACCACGAAGTATGGCGACCCTATGATGGTGGAGTAGTAGATAATCTACTGCTTACTATCGGGGTCGCTTTTTTCGTTTATATTATAGGAGTAAGCATATGATAAATGATTATGGCAAATTTGTAGACTCCACTACAAGTAGCGAATCTAAGTATACAGGCGATTTAGTAATGCGACTAACGACATTACAAACGCAAAACAAAGATATCGCATGGAGCAGATTAATGACTTCTGCTATCGGAATGTTAGCAGAAAGTGGGGAATTCGCTGAAATAATGAAAAAAATACTATTTCAAGGTAAAAATTTCAATGAAAATGAAAGATTTCATATGAAGCGAGAACTAGGAGATGTCCTTTGGTATTGGGTTCAAGGGTGCATTGCGCTAGGTTATAACCCTGAAGATGTAATGCGTGAAAATATTACAAAATTAGAAAAAAGATACCCAAATGGCTTCGAAATAGTAAGAAGCGAACATAGAGAAGAGGGGGATATATAATGGCAAATCATGTATATTTTAATATAGACCTAAGTTTAGACGCAGGTCAAACAGAGTTAGTAGAAAAACTAGGAGAATCTTGCAAAACAAAAAATGGTGAGATGGAGTGGATAAGTTATGAAGTAGACACTCTACCTATATATCCTGTGCCTTATGATGAAAAGGACTGGTATAGCTGGGGCTGTGAACAGATGGGAGCTAAATGGGTTTCTGTTGATGATTGGAATGGGCATTATATTAGTGGTCATTCTGCATGGAGTCCGCCAATACCTTTCTTAACTAACCTAATTCAACACATCTACAATGAAGTAGGTGGTATGCCTAGTGCGAAAATGACATATGAAGATGAGTTTAGAAACTTCATAGGCAAGTGCGAAGTATGGATTGCAGGTGATGATGTCGATTGGGATTACGAAGACATAGATAGTGAAGAACTGATAGATACACTAGAAGAATGGAGTGGCTGGAAAACACAAGAGCCAGAGTTTGAATGGTGGGATTTAACTGAAGCTAAAAATGGCGAAAAGTATGAACCACAAGAAGTAATGGACGAAATGGTCTATGGCTTCTTTGAAGATGGTAAAGTAGAGGTGCGACATGACTAAGAAACTGAGAAAGAGGCAGAAAAAGTTAGAACACGAACTAGCGAAAACAAAACACACGCTTGAACTTATAAGAACTATAGTGCCAGTTGCAGTATTAATTCTACAGATAATAATTTTAGGGAGCGTATTGTAATGACTGAGTATAGTGATAGAGTAGTAAAACGAGCTAAAGAGATAGCTGCTGAAGCTTGGGCAAGTAAAATAAAAGATATTCATATGCATAGGCTAAACAGTATGTGGTATGAACCAGAACCTCATGTTGCTAAAGACCAAGGCGTAACTGATATAACCTACAATAGTGGTAAAATTACGAGAGATGGTAAGACGATTGTAGAGGGAGTAACTGGAGAAGACCTAGTATATTTATGGGAGAAAACGAATGAACTATAGTAAAGAAATGACGCTAGATATGGTGACTTGTTATAAGGAAGCTCCAAACCGTGCCACCGTTGCGATTCTCGCAGAAAGGTATGGCAAGTCGGAGAAGTCAATAATCGGAAAGCTAAGTAAAGAAGGCGTGTATCAAAGGCAAGAGTATAAAACAAAAGCTGGAGAGAAACCGATAACAAAGGCTGAGATAGTAGAAAATCTAAGTAGTGAACTGAACGAAAATCTGAGTGGGCTAGAGAAAGCTCCGAAAGAAGTATTAAAACGATTGTATTCTGCACTAGAGGAATATAGATGGAGGGCAATATGCGAAGACTAGTAATGACAAGTAGAGGACTGGGAGTATGCGAAGGCGTACAAAAACGACATGGAGATTTATTATACCTAGAAGTGACGCTAAAGACTGGAGAAAAATTCTGGGAAATGAATACGGATTGTCGGTATATAGACCTTGAAGTTGAAATTGAGGAAATGAAAAGACGCAAAAGATTAGACCAAATTACAGGAAAAATAGATAAAAAATTTTGAAGTTGGGCGAAGTCGTCACTTAGATTAGACGCATTTGTAGTAAATTAATGAAAGACCGATTGCATGTTAGTAGTCGGTCTTATATATTATTTATTTAGATTAAGACTGTTTCTCTCGGTTTTTGCTCTCGTTTCATCTCTAGTCTCTTCTTCGCTTACGCTCGAAGAGCCTTAGTCAAAGATAAATCGAGAAAACCTTCGAGAGGAAAGAGATTACAATTACTAAAGTAATTAATATAATTTACATATATTATACCACAACTTTTGCAAGAAAGCAAGTAGTATTTTTGGGTAGGTTATCATTTGAGGGGTCTGGGAGCGTCTTATCTCCGATGAAATTTATTCCTCTGACGATAGTTGGTAGGATTTTGATTGGATTTTCTAAGATGTCTTTTCTTTCCTTCGTTCTTTTTGCGTTTGCGTTTTGCTGTTGGTTTCTCATAAAATTCAAGTTCACGGCATCTTTCTTTTATCTTAGCCGTTTCACATTTCTTACGAAAAATCCGAATTGCCTTTTCTGTAGGCATATTTTTACAATAAACGCTAGGCAAGTATAACTCCTATGACTAGAATTATTAAACCTATCACAAGAATAGAGAAGGTGAAAGATTTTACAAACTGTTCAAGAAATCTATCCAAACTTCCACCCCTTTCTTCTTAAAAAGTGTATTTGTGAATAAAGTTGCTGTTCACTTACCTTTAGCTTTTTACATATCTCGCTAGTAGGTATTACACGATAGTTATCGCGTAAGTATTGTTTTTCAGCCTGAGTCCATCTTTTATTCATACACATATTATACAAAAATTCTGAGCATAAGTCAAGAATTATTTTTCACCATCTTAAAAATTGTTCTTGACTTGGCTTCAAAATAGTAGTATAATATATACATTAATTTAAGGAAAACAATATGAATAATGATATCGCATTTTTAATTTGGTTAATTCTAACAAATATCTGCACTTACTTTTACTGTAAGTCATATTTTATAAAATTTACCATAGATGTTCTTGATGAAAAAGGCTTACTGTTAGAAGAACCAAACGGAAAATAATTCTTGACAGCAGGTGCAAAATTTAGTATAATATACTTGTAGTTAGATTAATCTAGCTATGGGATTTGGGAAGGACATAATCCGTTCTATAAAACAAGTTCTTTCTGCATCTAAAGACATTCGTTTTAGGATTATGGGAACTACTACCGAAAGGAGTAGAAATATAACAGATGCAAAGCTTACTGAAAAGGAGTAAACAATGACAATAGATAACCTATTATATAAGCACTTTCTCGGCTTTGACGAGAGATTTTTTAACCCTGTCGAAGATACACAATATCCTCGACATAATATAGTAACACACGGTGATGACTACTTTCGAATTGAAATGGCGTTGCCAGGCTGGATAAAAGAGAACATTAAAGTCCAATTAGACAAGCGAGTCTTGACTATTGAAGGCACACAAAAACTCGAGTGTGGAGAAGATGAACAATATTTACACAAAGGAATAAGTGGAAAAATGTTTAAAAGAACTTTCTCATTGGGTGAGTTCATAGAAATCCAAGGAGTAAAGTTTGAAAACGGCTTGCTAAGCATTGAACTAGAAAAGGTCATACCCGAAGATAAAAAACCAAAGGTATTTGACATTCAATGAAAACAAAAATTTACGAATTAAAAACTTTAATTTGTGAAGACGGCAGGTTCTGTGATGCTACTATGGACTACATACTACTAATCGCTTTCGGCGCAGTATTATGGAATAGTATCGTTTCACTTACCTAAAGAAATTACAGGGAAAAGTTTGGGGAGCTTCGGCTCCCCTTTTATGGAATAATATATGAAAATATCAGAAAATGGACTTGAAATCATCAAGCATTTCGAAGGCTTAGAATTAGAAGCCTATAAATGCGCAGCCAATGTATTAACTATCGGTTATGGTCATACAGCAGGAGTGCAAGAAGGTGATGTCTGGTCTGAAGAACAAGCAAATGAACAGTTAGAAATCGACATGGAAGAATATGCTGGGTATATAAACGACCTAGTAACATGTCCCCTATCACAAAACCAGTTTGACGCCCTAGTATCTTGGGTATACAATCTCGGCCCCGCTAATCTAAAAGCATCTACTTTATTAAAACGGCTCAATGCAGGAGACTATTCTGATGTGCCAAATCAAATAAAAAGGTGGAATAAAGCTGGAGGAAAAGTTTTAGAAGGTTTAGTAAGAAGACGAGAGGCAGAAGCGTTAATGTTTGAGGGAAAGGAGTGGAATCACTAATAGAACAACTACAAGTAGTAGTAAGCAATTTAAACAGAAGAGTCTCAGATTTAGAGAAAGATTCACACCCAGCAATAGGGTTGTCTGAATTTGAAGGCTTCAAAGAGTTACTAGAGAGGATAGAAAAATTAGAAAGCAATTTGAAAGATTCAAGCAATGGCTAATCAGTTTATTCAGCGAGAGATATAAACTTACAGTAAGTTATAACTCTACATATGGAGATTCTGACGACCAAAGTTTTATTGTGAAGAAATTTTATTACAAACAAGAAAAGTATATCTCCTTTAAAACAGTAGACAATGAAGTTGTAGAGATAAGAGGAGCAGAAGGTTTAAATTATAGGATAAGTAAACTATGAATCAATTTTATATAGGGATTATATTAGTGTTAGGTTTAGGAAGTTATTGGTTATATACTGAAAATCAAACACTAAAAGAAAACAATGCTCAATTACAAATGGGTATTGAAACACAAGAAAAAACAATAGAGTCTTTAAAAAACGACTTTGCACTACAAGGAGAAGCTTTAGGCACTCTACAGGCAAAGAATAACGAGATAGAGTTAGAAATGAATCGCTATCTTGATATTTTTAAAAGACATAATTTAACCAAGTTAGCTGCTGCAAAGCCAGGCTTGATAGAATCAAGAGCTAACAAAGCAACGAAAGAGGTATTTGATGGAATTGAAAACGACAGTAGGGATATTGACAACCTTGATGATGGTGTCGAACTGCTCCCTACTCCCAACGAAGACATTAGAGGTTAGTGCAGAGCCAATAGAAAGGCAGATAATACAACCTGTTATGCCTCGAGAAATAGATTTGAAGGAGCCATATTGGTATGTGGTTTCATCAAAAAATCTTGACGAATTTCTTGCTCGTATAGAGAAAGACCAAGGTCAAGTAGTATTTTTTGCTATGTCTGTTCCAGATTACGAACTCATGGCATATAATACTCAGGAGCTAAAAAGATATATTAGAGAGCTCAAAGAGGTAGTAGTTTACTATAAAACAGTAACGACTACCGAACAAGGAGACTAGAATGTTAGAATTCTTCGAATGGATTATCCGATGGATACAAATTGTTCCATGGTTAGTTATGGG